GATTAAATTGTGTTCAATTAAATGAGGGGGGTTATGTGCATTCTTTAAATCCAGAACATAGAAAGGCAACAGATGGGATACACAACTAGACTATTCACATATGGAACTCTAAAAGAAGGGGGCAGATTAAATGCTCTGGTTGCAGGCAGTAAATACCTGGGCCAAGCACAGACTATGCAATCAATATATGGTATGATTAATTATAGTAATGCATTTCCCATAGCTTATATTAATCCACTTGAAGAACACCAAAGATATATTAAAGGAGACTTATATGAAGTATCACTATCTACTATGGACTACATTAATCGTATGGAATCTAACGCAAACTACACACCTACTATGGTAGATGTCAGGTGTGAAGGAGATGAATACCTGGCTATCATGTATGTAAATCCAATGGGGGATCTTGACATTCGGTCTATTATGTTTTAGTGTGTATTTGTTTACGAATAGGAGGAAACATGAAAAAGAAAAGTAATCCTGTGGCAAAAGAATTAATGACACCACAGTATAAACCAAGAGTAAAAGAAAGTCGCAAGACTTATCGTCGTGACTGGGAGTTAGAAGAAGACATCCTGGATGATGGAGACTTTGTGATTGATGGGTATGAATTAGCAGACCCAAAGAAAAATAAATCATCAGCAGATTTAGATGATGTTAATTTAGATCTAGATGATTACGAATATAAACAGGAGGAATATGACTTGGAATCCGAAAACGCAGAACCTATTGCAGTTGACAGATATTTCAGACGCATTAGATAAAGCAATAGATTATTTGGATAGCACAGATAATGATGAATCATATATCCATATAACAACTACGAAACCATTTGCCTTGAAGATGAGAATGTATAAATTTATAAAAGCATATTATACACAGATGAAAAGCAATGATGAAGTAGATGAATATAAATATTCACATCTGAAAATTACATCAGATGAGAACAAAGTAATAATCTCTAGTGCTTTAGAGCAAGAGAAACTTACTTTAACTAACGACAAAGGAGAGGTATTATGAAACCTAGAGACTATAAAGATATAGAAAAACAAATGGCAGATTGCATAGGGGATATGAGAGAACCTTTAACTGCATTGGCTAATAAATATCCAAACCATGTAATAAATGGGTCAATGCTTGAGTTAGCATTACGTATGATATTAATGAGTGAAGGTAGTTTAACTACGCTGCATATGCTAGGGGCCACAGTTGCAAACCTGGTAGAAAAGGGGGCAATGATTGAAGCCTATATGAAAAGCGATAACGAATTAGATGAAACCGATTGGCTTAAGAATGGGAGTTTAGTTAAACCAACAATACATTAAGGAGAGAGAAATGAAAATACATAAAGTAACACCAGGATATGGAGCGTCTTGGTATATTAAATGGACTGCTAGTATTATACTATTAATTGGTATGGTATTAACAGCCCTTGAACTTACACCTATCAACTTGGTCTTTCATTTAGTGGGAGTAACAGGTTGGTTTGTTGTAGGTTATATGTGGCATGACCGAGCAATGATGGTAGTTAATGCAGTAGCTATCTTTATATTCTTGGTTGGAATATTAACATGGTATATATAAGAAAGTGCTTGACATTTTTTTATAATAGTATATCATTAACTTTTAAATAGGAGACGATATGGAAAATCAAACAAACAATACTCATCTTTTAAATATTGTTATTCAGTTAACAAGAATAGCAGATGAGTTAGAGAAAGCTAATAAGAAAAAAGAGGAAGAAGAACAAGAACTCTTTAAAGATTTTAATTATGGAGGAACAGCATGAAGTATGACATCGTAACTTCTCATATGTATACACAGCATTGGATAGTCGAAGCTGATAGTAAAGATAGTGCAGAAGAACTTTTTAAAAAATGTAAAATAGAATGGAGTAAAGAACTGCGTAAGTATGTAGTAAGATATGTAACGCCTGATGTAGTAGAAGGACTTGTTACAATTCCTGATGCAGAGCTGCGTGCTATCATGCCTGTTCCTGGACAAAACAAACCAACCTTTACAAAACTAAATGAATAACTTTATTTATTTTATTACTATGCTAATGACAACTATCCTTGTCTTATTTATGATAGGGAATTTATATGGTTGTGCGTTTATGGTTGCCAAAGAAACAGTTAAGGTAGTTGATATAGTTTTAGATGGAGATCCAAACCCAGATAAAAAAATAAAAATAATTGAGAAACAAAATTTAAAGAAGGAGTCTAATAAAAAGAAAGCACAAGAATTTTATTGTAAGAAAATTAAAGACCCTGTTAAATGTAAATGAGTAGAGCAAACTTAAAAAGAAAGAAACATAAAGGGAGAAGAAAGATTGGTTCTCGTAAGAGAAAAAATCGTAGGCGTATACGATTGAAATTAAAAGTCAGAAAAAAATAGGAGAGAGTATGACAAAAGAAAAAGAAGAAAAGCAAGAAGAACTACAAATACCTGTGGACTTGTTAGAGAAAGACCCATTGGAATTAGCTGAGAATGATGAGGATATAAATAAAATTATAGACTATCTCAAAGCTACCAGGGAAAACATCAGAGCAACAGAGCAAGCAGGTAAGCGTATCACCAGCAAGGCTGCAAGAACAAAGCCGAAACAATTTGAAACTAATGTACTAGATATGCTAGTAAAGGAGACATAATGGAACAACCAGATAGACTAAAGAAGTTTGTACTACAAGACGGCAGACCTATTCAAAAGATATGGGATACCTCAAGTCTATCGTCATTCCTATCATGCCCCCGTTTATATAACTATACAAATTTACAAGGGTATAAGTCAAAGACTTATGGTATGGCGACAGGGTTTGGGTCCGCTGTTCATGAAGGATTCGAAGTCCTGGATGCGTACAAATTCAAGGGGGCAAGTAAGGAAGAAGCTGTGGTTGCCAGTATTAAGCACGTGCTCCTGGAATTTGGTGAGTCTTTAAACTTATCAGAAGATAAGGCAAGAGGTTTAACTTCTGTGCTTCGTGCTGTTGTATGGAGAGCAGAAGAATATTGGGAAGACTTATTTGAGATAGCTACTATGCCAGATGGGTCACCATGTTTAGAGCAAAGGTTTGAAGTACCCTTTGGTAATGGAGATTATAGATTCTCTGGTCGTATTGATAAGATAGTACAACTAGAAGGTAAGTTATATCTATGTGATGTAAAGACTACAAAGAGTACACTTAACTCTAATTACTTTAGTAACTTCATGCCTAACAATCAAGTGTTTAGTTATATCTGGGCAGCCAGGGAAATACTAGGATTGGATGTGGCAGGATTTATTATTGACGCTGTGCAAACAGGTGTTCACTTTACTAGGTTTAATCGTAGTGTATATAATGTACCAACAGATTTAATTCAAGAGTGGTATAAAGACGCAATGCATACACTAGATGTATCAACTAATTATTTTAACAAGCAGTATTATCCAGCAGATTTTACTGCATGCAACAACTATGGTGGTTGTAGATTTAAAGAAGTGTGTTCGGCATCACCGTCCCGGCGTAACCTATTCCTGGACAATGACTTTGATAAAGAACCACACCCAGACTTACAGGAGGAATATGCAAAAGCAATATAAAGAAAAACCATATACTGCACCACGCAGTTGGTATAACAATACCAGTTCGTTATTAAATATAATAGCCGTGCTTGTAGTTTTAAATATATTTTTTGGGTTAGTGCTATGACGCTTACCAATATATTATTGATACTAATACTACTTGCTTTAATAGGTGTAGGCTTTATGATATATGCATTAGGCAAAGTTTTATTGGAAGAAAGAAAATGATTGACACGAAATTAATTCTGTGTTACAATAACATTTCATTTACAGGAGACAAAAATGGCAAACATAAGTAAACATAAATCAGCAGAGTATACAAAGTTAATGCTCGTTGGAGATAGTGGGGCAGGTAAAACATCAGCACTTGCCTCGCTTGCCAATGCAGGTTATAACTTACGTATACTAGATTTCGATGATGGACTATCCATCTTACCAGAGTTTTTAAATAAAGACGCAGTTAGTAATGTATCATTCATCACATTAAAAGATGGATTAGGACAAGCGAATGCTTTTCGTAAAGGTGTTCAGATGATTACTAATTGGAAAGATGGAGACGAAGATTTTGGTACAGTTAAAAACTGGACTAACAAAGATGTTCTTGTTATAGATAGTTTAACATTAATGGGAGAGGCAGCGTTACGTGGTGCCCTGGTTTTTAATAATAAGAAACCAACTGACCAACCAAGTCAGCCCGAGTGGGGAACTGCAGCACGTGATGTGCAACATATTATTCAGTATATAACAGGTTCAGAAGTACCGTGCAATGTAGTAGTAACTACACATATGCAATACATGGAGGGCGATATGGGTGTGTCTAAAGCATATCCTACTAGCGTTGGTTCAAAGTTGTCTACTAAAATTGGTAGATACTTTAACTGTGTATGTCGTATTGATACTCGGTCTTCAAGCAAAGGTACTGAGCGTACCTTAAGAACAGTATCGGACCACAAGATGGATCTAAAGATTACAGCTCCATCCCTGGTTGAAACAAATGCTGAGTTAAATTTAGCTAAGTTATTTGAAGCTGTTCAGAAGAATGCTCAAAGTAAATTAACAAATAAAGGAGGCAAATAATGTCAGATGTTAATGACTTTTTATCGATGACCCCTAGTGAAGTACCAGAGTCGGTAACTTTACCAGAGGGTAGTTATGATTTCACTATCACTTCCTATCGTTCCGATAGAGTGGGGGAAAATCAGACACCATTAGTTCGTGTCAACTGCAAAGCAGTTGGTGTGATTCAATCTGATTTAGCAGAGTCAGATTTACAGAATGCCGAGCCAACTCGTATTGAGTTCTGGGCTACGCCTAAAGCAATGCAACAAAACAATCCTGCATTGTCTTTGAAAGCATTCCTTACCAAAGGATTGGAAATGGAAGCTGACTCATCTTTCGGTGAGTTATTAGAGCAAGCCATTGGTCAAACCTTTAGTGGAATTGTCAAGCATGAAATGGTTGGCAGAAATAAGGATATACTTCAAGCGTCTATCAAACGTATAATTAAGAAGTAATTCTTATGGGCGAGTATGCAGTCTATAAACGAATACCTTCACGCAAACCATCTTCAGTCGGTGGTTGCAAGATAGCATTTGTTTTTGAGTATCCTACTAACAGTGAAGCTATCGCAAATAAAATCCTGCAAGGGGGCACGGGAAAAGTATTTGCTGAACTATGCGACATTGCTAGTATCGACCTCGAAGATTGTTTACTCGCCCACGCAATACCTTTAAAACCACATCAAAACACAGCACAATATTTTTTTCATAAGCGTAATGAATACAAACGCTTGTGCAAAACAACCGAGTGGCGTTCTCCCTGGGGACCTACTAAAGAAGGTTATCTTAAACAGGAATACGAGCAAGACATTAAACGATTACACAAAGAAATAGAAGAAGCCAATCCTAATATCATTATCGCTATGGGTTCATTATCTTTGTGGGCAGTAACAGGACTAGACAAAGTAGGTACATATAGGGGAGCGACATTGACTACAAGTCTCCTAGCTAAACCTTATAAAGTATTAGCTACTTATAGTCCTGTATCTGTCGTTAAGAATTTTAAATGGAGACCTCATGTTGCTTCTGATTTAATAAAAGCTAAACATGAATCTTCAACAAATAAAATAGAACATACTGAAAGAGAGATATGGATTGAACCTACGCTCTCTGATTTAGATAAGTTCTATGATGAATACATCAGTAAAGCAAACCATAACAACCCTCTCGCATTTGATATTGAAACAGCAGAAGGCTCTATCGTATGTATAGGCTTTGCACCTAACCCTCGAACTGCAATCGTAGTTCCTTTTCGTGACGAGAATACTGATACCCAAAACTATTGGAATGCTACTGAAGAAATAGCAGCTTGGCAATGGGTACGCAAGATCCTGGAAGACGAAGAGATTGTAAAGGTCGCACAAAATCAATTATATGATGTGTCTTGGCTTGCCCATAAACAAAAGATTCACGTTAATGGTATGATACATGATACCATGCATGCCCAACATTCACTGCAACCAGAACAAGAAAAAGGTTTAGGTTTCTTAGGCTCGATTTACACAAATGAGAGTGCTTGGAAAACACTAGCCAAGTTTTCAAAGAGTACCAAAGCAGATGAATAGGAAACATGAAACGTTCAGAGTTATTCTCGGTAAAGCCAATGCCAGAGGATTCAAAAGATATAGAGAACTACTACAATTTATGGCGAGCAGTTCTTGACCAAGCCGTCCAAGATTATTCTTACACAGGAAAATCAGAGGAAGGTTTAAAGTATAAAAAGGAAGTGGAGAAATGGTTAAAGTACAAGTATGAATCTTTTAAAAACATATGTGAACTTGCAGCCGTAGACCACGCAAGAGCAAGAAAAGAATTTGATAAATATAAGGAGGGAGAGTATGACAGAAACAGGGAGAAGTTCCGAACTACTAAAAAAAGCAAGTGAACTTGTAAGAGGTGACAGACATATAGAGTATGGTGATAAGACATTAAACCATATTAACATCGCAAGTCTGTGGTCATCTTATTTAAATGTAGTAATCAATCCACATGACGTCGCAGTAATGATGTGCTTATTAAAGATAGCACGATTGAAGCAAGGTTCCAGGACTGAGGATACATACGTGGATGCCGCAGCCTACATGGCAATAGCAAGAGAGATACAGGAGAGAGTAAATGGCGAGGATAATAAAGAACACACAGATTAAGGATTTAAAACTTAATAAAGAACAAACGTTATGGGTTTATTGTGGGTTAGATTGTAACTTAACAACAGAAATCTGGAGTAAACTCGAACCTCAATTAGATAATAATACAAAACAAACATACGAATTTGAACGTAACTGTTTAGGGCCAGCCATATCTATGGTGTTGCGTGGGTTACGTGTAGATGAGAGGGCAGTTACCATGATACGTGCCCCCTTACAAAAGAAAAGATTAAAGCTAGAAAGAATGCTTAATCTATTTGCTAATGCAGTATGGGATAAGGACTTGAATCATAATAGTCCTGTTCAATTAAAAGCTATGCTGTATGAATATCTTAATCTTCCAGTACAAATTAAATATGAAAAAGGAAAACAAAAAGTTTCAACAGATCGTGAAGCTTTAGAACATATGATCGAGGAGTATCCTCGTGCTCGTCCATTTTGTAAAACTATTATTGCATTACGTGATATAGATAAACAGCTATCAGTTTTAAAATCTAAAAGAGATTCTGATGGGCGTATACGTTGTTCCTATAATGTAGCAGGAACAGAGACAGGACGTTGGTCATCATCAGAAAGTCCTTGGGGTACAGGAACAAATCTACAAAATATTACAAAGGATTTGCGGGCTATGTTTATACCAGACAGAGGACGCACTATGTTCTATGCTGACTTACAAGCTGCAGAATCCAGGGCAACAGCATATCTATCAGGCGACGACAGCTATATCAATGCCGTTGAATCATCAGACCTACATACTGAGGTAGCTAAAATGGTTTGGCCTAACATGGGTTGGACAGAAGATCAAGAAC